TGCTTTAAGAGAAGAGCATAAACAAAATCGAGTACCGATTATTATGATGAGTAAGACTGTTCATCAATTATATCATAATGATGATTTGTTCTATGTACATCCGAATCAAGTATTTGGTAAATGGACAGAATTAATTAAGACCTATTATAATGGTATCACACCAGAGATATGTTCAAAACTGTTATATTATATTAGACTTACTCAAAGAGAAAAAGAATCTAATGATGATGAATTATTAACTTTAGGAAACGAAATACAGAATTGGAGTGAAAGAAACTATGGAAGTACTATCCACCCTATTGAATCCGAGAACCCTTATTATTTTTGGAATACTTCTGATTCTAATACTGGGAATTGTGAGTAATGCAGTAATTACTTCAACAATTAATAAATGGCTGAAGTATAAATATAAAGAACTTGAATTGAAGAAGTATAATATTGATATTCATTTGAATGTCACGAAAGATATTGAAACAAGACTCGATACAATTATTGAAAGTTGTTTTCAAGAATATTCTTTAATGAATCTTATCTATAAAGCAGACTGGTATATTAAAGAAGAAGAAGAAATTCAAATTAGTAAAGATATTTGTGCTTTAGTAAGTGATAGAATTTCTCCAGTAATGCTACAACAGCTTTCTTTATATTATAATGAAGATGCAATTTATGATGTAATTGGGAAAAGGGTTTATTTCAAGGTAACAAACTTTGTTATCGAACATAACAAGACATCTTTATAAAATATATTAATCATAGAAAGGAGGTAAGATAATTGGGTAATAGATATGATTATACTTTTAAAATGAAGTATACAGATAATCCTTATATTGACCTTATTGTAAATTGTGTTAAGATACTTGGTATGAATGCAATTACAAAGAATGAAAACCAAGCTTTACATTATGAAGACCTTCGTTCTTCTATGGCTGCAGGTAAATATATTAAGTTTAAAGAAGGAAACTGGAATCAATTAAAAGATGGTCCATATGCAGAAGCTAACTATATGGAATGGAATAGTTATTACAGAATGCTAAATGGTTTACCGCCTGCATATACATTGAACGATGAAAAGGCTTATCTTCAAGCAACAGGATATGAACCTGAAGATATATATGAAGATATTGGTCCAGCCTTTATAATTCCAGATTTATATAAAAGATACTTTATCGATATGGGACAATATAAAGATGACTTACAAGGGAAATATTTACATGAATTAGATGAAGAACAATTAGCAGTTATCATTGCGGATGGTACACTTGATCAAATCAAGGAAGAATATGCAGAAGATACACATTACCAATATATCTATCATTTAGGGGAGAAACGAATTGATTATTATACAGCGAGAAAAGCTGTTAATTTTTCTCTTCTATATGTCCCGAAACTAAATACATTTGATATCATTGAAAATAAGTTTAAACGAATGTATGATAGAAATAGAAGATACACAATGGCGACTGTATATTCAGAAGCTTATCGATTTATGTCTTATCACTATGATGCATTTATCCAGATTCTAATTATCATTCAAACAATGGTAGATATGATTTCTGAAGTACAAGAGTATATCATCAATAAAGATGTATTTGATTCTAGAACCATTCGATATCTATTTGAATCATACGGGATTGCTTATTATAAAGAGATTCCTGTAAAGTATCAAATAAGAATCATCAAGAATGTAAATAAACTTCTTAAATATAAATCTTCTAATCGAAACATTACTGATATTCTTGAATTGTTTGATAATGATGATATTGTAGTTTATACTTATTATCTAATGAAAACCAAACGAATCAATCGAGAAGACTTCTTCTATTATACAAAAGATGATATCAATCCAAAGTATCATACAAATAGAGACTATTATTTAGGAAGAATGAACGACATTACAAATAATAAAATCCCGCTGATGAATGTACCATATATGATAGATGATACTACGGTTGAAAAAGATGAGAATGGTGAAATTATCAAAGATAACTTTATTAGAACATATGTATATGGTTATTCTTTAAAGGATGAGAAGCATGCTGATACATCTATCAATCGAATAATCTTACCATCAGATTATCAACCAATTGCAGGTAAAATTGCTGAATCTATTAATGTTCTACATGGTGCAACAACTTCTAATAGTTTTATTTGCGATTTCTTAGATAATATTGCTTATAAGAATGAACTACCGTGGTTTGGTACAAGTCGATATAATAAAGATACTGTTAATAGTACAAGATATCTAGAAGAGCGTAGCACACTCTTAAGTAATATTAAAGAAGCCATTTCAAATGTAATCAAACTTGTATTTGATGAAGAGACATCAAATGATCCTACATTTGGTCTTAATACATTCCACTATAGACGTATCAAATATAGAATCTATTCTATCTTGGGTTTATTTAAATATGATAAGTCAATTGATTTTGATAATATCACAGATGAAGAACTAAATTCTTCTACTTATTTCTATAATGCTGATACTGAAATTGATGAAGCATATTGTGCAAAGCATGGGTTGGATTATGATAATGAGATAGAAACTGAAAATAAATATATGCTAAACCATACAATTCCGTTTATGGTTTGGATGCCGTATAAAGCCGGAATCAATATGCTAGCAGATGGCGATGAAGATACTCCAAAAACAATTAGCGATTACTTTGGAGACCAATCTAATTATATATTCAATACAAATTCTACATTCGGTGCAACTCCTAGTACATTAGGTGATTTGTATGAACAATATACTAGAATCTTTCGTGAGAATTATTGTATTTCAGTTAGAGTATATGTAGAAGCAGTATTTGATAGTCTTGCTTACGACTCTCTCAATAATCCTACTCCTAGATATGTAGGATGGATGGATATTGGAAACGTCATTGAAATAACTGGAATGACATTAGACGAATTACAATTAGGTGATATTGTATCTACAATTGATAATGATTTAGTTCCAGTATATAAAACACCATATGTTTATGAAGTTATTACAGAAGATATGATTGGTAAAGAATACTTTAGAAAGAACTATAATCTATGTTTTCTGAAGGTTCCACTTCTTGATCCGAATGCATCTAAAGTTCTTGAACGAAAAGATATGAGAAGAAGCTATGATAGTATTACTCTAGCAGATCCATTCTGGGACGGTGTATCTACATTTGATATTTTAACAGATGAAGAACGTGATAAACTCCATCAATCTAAGAAACAGCAAATCCTTAATAAAGAATTCACAATTGAACGAACAAAGTATATTGCTGTTGAAGCTTCGATTGATTTGGTTAAGATGTCATATCAATTAAGTTACTTTATGAATATGCTATACGATAAGCATATTGATGAAGAGGATTTATATGTAGAGGTTGATCCTGAACTATCTAGTGCAAAAGTAAGATTAAACGATTTACTTACATTTGCGATTGCATTGAACTTTATCTACAATGGTGTTGAACCAGATAACATTGCGTCTGATATGGAAAAGAATATGTATATCAATGGATTCAATTTCGATACCGATTGGAATGATATCTATAACTATTTACAGAACAAACACTTTATCAATAATAACTATGAGAATGAAATTCATGACTATTCTTATATCAATGAATTCGGTGAAACAATCTCGAATACAGGTTATGGAATGTCACCAATGGATAAAGGATGGTTATCAGAAAGATTTGATGATTGGTTCGTTTATGATGCTGACAATGATATAAAGGTATATTATGGAGTTCCTTCTGGAAATGTAGAATCACCGATTCTTCCTTCTAGTAAGATTAACGATATTCCAAATGCAAAACCATATTACTCAGATGAAGATCATCATATTCCAAATCCTAGTATTGGTGCATTCTTAAGTGGTAGATATAATACTTGTCCAGAGAATTGTTCTACAACTGCTAAATTAAACTTGGACTTTGGGCATTCTGATATTTGGTGTTATAATTTAGAGAAACATCCAATTGTAAATGAATATGGAGAAATTCGAACAATTGATATTTCTTGGAAGCCGACCCAATATACAAATGATGATAATAATTCTCATGGTCTATGGTTAGATACAGATATTTTAACTAGATTAGATAGTAGTATGTCTGATTTGGAAAAAATAAATATGTTGAAGAAAATCTATTATAGTAATACAAACTTATATGACCATCTTACTTATATGATGCGTCATGCTGAATCTAAACGTATGTATGATATTTATAAGGTTCTGTTTGATTCATTTATGGAAACAAAGATGAATCATGATTATTATGGTTTGATTGATGAATCTGGTAATCCTGTATATAGTGATTCTGAAAATCCAAATGATTTATTCTATCTTACTTCAGCAATAGAAGTATTATACGATAAAGATGGATATCCATATTTCAGAGGATTTAAACTAGAACCTGATAGAGATATCGATGAAGGTTTGTTTATTTATTCTCATAACGATGATTTCAGTGAATGCCGTTATACAAATACAAATGGCTTGTCAGTTGACTGTTTGTATTATGATGAAGTGTATAAGCAAACTGGTAAGAAAGATTATGTTATTCATGATAATTATCTAAATCAATTCCCTAGAAAATATTACATGGTACCGAACTTAGATGGTTATTTCTTTAGAATGGAAGAACTACTAAAGTATTATTTAGTAAGTAAACAAGACCCTAATATAAAGATAGAAGTAACTGTCGATGATGAAAATAATATTATTGATGATGAAGGTCATAAGATAACAGATTCAAATTATAAATGGAAATACATTATCAAAGATGGAAAAGTTATCAGAGTCAATAAAGATGCTCAAACTTCCCCAGATGATAAAGTCATTACAATTACACGAAAGATTGCAGATAGTTATTATGATTTCTTACAATATAGAAATCCAAGTCTATATAGTCATCTAATTGATTTGAAATATAATTATACAAATACAGCAGTTACTGACCCTACTACTAAAACAACTTACTATGTACCTTCAGATGAAAAACGAAGAAGAATAGAAGTCTTGTGTGAATTAATTGCTTCTGCATTAGAAAAGTACTTTGATAAGAATGAATGGAAATATATATTCAATTTGATTCCTACAGCTAATATCGAGAATGTCCAGAGCTATATCATGAAGATGGTTATCTTCTTTAAGTCATGGAAAACACAGATTCTTGATACTAGTATCAGTTATATCATTGATGATCCGTTTAACAATCATGTACAAATTCTAGATGATATGTATTATACTACGAAGTTTGATAATCTATTAGAAAAGGTTCGTCCAAAAGATTATAAGTATTTCCATAATCATACTGAATATAAAGATCCTATCAAGATAGGAGAGAAATGCAATCTAGAATCTACATACTTTGAACCATATGAAATCAAATTCGGTTTTGGTGAGAAGATGTATGGTCATAACTTTGACTTTCCAAGTCTAACTTCTAAACTTACATTAACAGATAAAGTAAATCCATCAGAAAAAGTTGAAATGCATTATGTAGAATATAAAGGTGATGTACAAAAAGACGCAAATGGTAACGTATTGTTACCATAAAGAAAGAGAGGTATACTTATGAATAAAAAACTTACTATCTTTGATAATAATGGTGGTACAAATATTCTTAAAAGTGATAAAGCCAGCATTAAAGGAACTGATATTATTCTAAAGTCTATGGATAATGGTAAAATATTATTCCGTGGTTCTAATAAAGTAATTGTATCTGGTTCCGAATTTAACGCAATTAAAGACTTTGATTATGATAAGTTTGTATTAGATGATGAGTATGATTTCTTGGACTCTATTCCAAGTTATGATATGGCATTTAAGAATGCAAATAGGCCATTCAAATCTAGTAGTGCTACAGAAATCCCTACAACGATTGATGGATTCGCAACTGCTGGATTTAATTTCTATACGGGTGAAGCTGGTGCAAATAGTACTCTAAGTGTATTTAATAATCTATCCATTAGTAGTGAACCTGCACATAAATTATATAGACATTTTGCTCGTAGAGTTTGTCTATGGTGCGTTGGTATTGATGGTTGTGGTATCGAAGCTTCTAGAGTATTTAAAGTACATAATACAAAGTGGATTGCTCCATATGGATACTGGGATTTCAATGATGGTACGGGTGGTAACAATACCTATCCAACAACTGATACAAGTGGTTTAACTTGTTTGATTCCATTTAAATATAGAACATCTGATGCAGATTTAAGTACATCTTATAGAAAACAGTATTTTGGTCGTATGGAAGCAAATGGTGTTATTGGATATTTCTTTAAGACATTTGATGAAGATCCTAAGTTAATTAGACGATATGCTGATGATAGTGCAGATCTAATTAATATTACAGGTTCTGGTTTGGATGTATGGAAAGATAAACGTGATTCTGAAGCAGAGGTTGTTGTACAATTAAAGATGAGTGTATCTGCATCTGACTGTAGAGAATACTTTAACAGAAACGTTGGTACAAATGATTCTAAGATTAATACAATTTCTTTATGTACTGCAATTCCGTATCTTAATCCAGAAGGAAATCTTGAGTATGCTGATATTAGACCGTTCACAAGATTTAACTTCCCAAATGAAGCATTGATTGATTATTCTAAAGGTATTGATATTACTTACTATCTATACTATTAAAAAATAAAGGTAGGTGACAAAATACGTCACCTACCCCATTTTTGTTTTCTGATTCTATATCTTAGTTTCCATAACGAGTGTTTACAGCAATCTTAAGTTGTGATAAGATTGTTCCAGCTGTTACGACACTATTCTTCAACTGAATGATATGTTTTCTATCTTGTTTGTACAATGATAAGAGCTTCAGATAAAGCAGACTTTCCAATCCTCTAATCTCTTCAGATGATTGTTTTACACCTTTGTTCTTGACATATTGCAAAACAATCCCATTGATGCTAGTGCATCCCTTTGCTCTTTCTTCGAATGATTCCTTTGTTATTTGGTCAATTGAATAACGTCCCATGATTATCTCCTTTATTCTTGATATGATTGACAAGCTTCAATAAGTCGTAATTCTTCTTCTGTAACAGAATTGATTCCAAGTTGTGCAAATGAGTTAATGCAAATCATTGTATCAGTCTGTAATGACATCTTACTATTAAACATACCATCATTATAAGATACCTGCATACTAAGTCTAGGATTAAACAACTTAGCAGCATTCAATAAGAATTCATCATTAATGATAAGTGTGATGTTCAAAGTATCTCCATCAAAGTCTGCACCCATTGACTTAAGAATTTCATGCGGTAAATGACAACTATATGTGTCATTCTTTGTTACACCAGTTACATGAAGTTGAATAATAGACGATGGAGAAATACTAGGATTTCGATTTAAGATAATTCCGACATACTGATTATCAATGATATTCTGAATCAAATCAGCAATCATCGGATTATACTCAATACGAGCCTCATCCCAAATACGATAAGCCTCTGCAGGACTATAGGTTTTTGTAAGAACGTTAATGATAGTCAAACTCATCAATTCAATCAAAGTTGGATAAGGAAGAATGACCTCATCAATTCTCAAATCTGGATCAGGAATAATTACATTTCTTGCAGTAAAATTATATCGTCCACCATTCAATGAACGAGTATAACCTTTCTTCTGTGCAATTACTTTTTCCAAATCTGCATAAATTTCCATATACTTCATTTGAATATCATACAGAATCTGATTTGTTGGTTTTGAACGGTTTCTAGAATAGATATCATGCTTGTTTAATTTTGCTACTAATCCAGCAATCAAATTATACAAAGCATTATTTCCTTCAAAGTTAAACTTGTTCTGTTTAATAGAGAATGGTCTTAACTGAGATGTATATACAGGTAAACAATGTGTAAACACAATATTCTTATTCTGCATAATATCCTCATAATAAGCCATCTTATTTGCATTGGATTTATATTTGTTTCGATAGAACTCCATCACTTCATCGAATCTATCTCTTAACTTCATAAACCCAATACCAGAAAACGGATTTGATTTAGATGGTGTCTTTGGGATTGCAAAACCATCTTCATCAATCTTCGGTTCTACATTAATAATATCATCGAAGATTTTCTTTCCGATAAATGCTACTAACTTCTTAAACATATTTGGATGAATTACTGTAAAATCATTCATCTTTATCCATCCTGTGATAGAGAAGTCATTTGCAACATATCTTACTTTTGTGTGACAAAACGGACAAAACAAACCATTGTTTACCTTCATCATTGTTTTACCACACTTACATTTGTAAACGTCCCCAAATGGTGTTACATCGTCAATCTGCATTCCAAATCTTGAAGAAAAGATACTATCGATAGAACGAATATCTTTCTTAATGTTTTGCTTCTTTACGATATAAAACCCTGTACCTTTTACAATATCATCTTCACATTCCTTATCAAAATCGATTGGAACAATTCTAGATTCAAATCTGTATAAAGGTTGTCCATTCTCATTCAATGGAATATTGAATGGGTAATTACCTGTAACAGAGACACTATAAAATTCTTCCAGTTTCTCATACAAGTAATCATAGTTTTCCGATGTTGAATATACGTCTGACATATTGTACCTCCTATAATTTTTTATTATAAAGTTGATGATAGTGTTTTATACTACAATGTCACCAGCTATCATAATGCCTTCTCTGAATTCATTAAAGTACTTATACTTCTTCTGAATACTAAGAGTATATTGGTTGATCACAATGTCAGGATCATTCGTAAAGTATTCCTTATACTCATCCAGAATACCACAACGACGAATGATACTTTCTAGTTTTGCTAAAGTCAAATCATCATCAAATGTGATTTCTTCTTTCGCAGTAATATCTAATTTCGGTATTGTCTTATTATCAGACAATACCCCAGGTTTTGTATCGATTTTGAAATCGATATCTTCATCAAAATCTTGTACAATCGTAACACTTAATTCATTAATCACAAGCGTCTTAGATGGTACGATGTTCTTCTTTGCCGGTATACTAACGTCCTTAATAGACACATACCGACGTGGTTGTTGTTCATGTGGATTATTGTTCAAATCTCTAATTAGAATTGACATATAATCTCCTCCTTTAAATAGTATTAAAGAGTAGTTGTCCTTCCTCTTCAATATTATAATATGTAATTATAACCCATTTCAACAATCATATAAAACTTGAATCTTATAAGGAGGAATCAATATGGCTATTAAAAAGAGAAAGTCTAGATACATTACAGATAGTGAGAGAGATTATATCTTATCGTTATCTAGTAAAGATTGTTTGAAAACAAGTGTATTCATGGAATGCTTCGGAGAGTTTAATGGAAAGAAGAAGTTTAATACATATGATGTTATGAAAGTACCACCAAAGACTTATCATAACAATAAGAATGAATTTGTTACTACAGTTGGTTCTTGGTTCTTTAATAAGGCTTGTATCGATTATCCAGGACTCTTTGATGAGATTGGATACATTAATAAACCAATTAGTAAAGGTGTATACGGAGATATTAATGATAAACTCTCTCTAGCTATCCTAGAAGATAGAGTAACAACACAACAGTTTAAAGACTGGATTCTCTGTTGTCAGAAATTTATGAACTATTCTACTGTAATTTGTACCACTTCTTCAGAAGATATGTTATTAATCTCTAAAGTCATTGAACCGAAGAAGAAAGAATTATTTAAGAAATATGAAAAAGAATTGGCTGCTGGTGATGCATTTACTATGCAGAAGATAGAGAATGAACTATTAGCTTATTGTGAAGATAGATTAAAAGATGACCCTGCATGGGATAATATTAAAGCTGGTGCTGGTGCAGACTTAGGTAACAACTTTAAAAACATGTATGTTGTAAAAGGTGCACAAAAAGACCCTGACCCTACTAAAGGATATAACATTATTAAATCTTGTTATTCTGAAGGTGTATCAAAAGATGACTATGCTGCAATGGCAAACTCTCTAGCTGCTGGTCCATATGCTCGTTCTAGAAAAACAGCAACTTGGGGTTATGAAGAAAAGAAATTCTTATTGGCATTTCAGCATATTAAGTTAGGTCCTAAAGGTAGTGACTGTGGAACAAAACGTACAATCACTGTTACTTTAGATAAGAACTACATGAAGCTTCTAATGTATTCTTATATAGTAGAAGGAAGTAGACTAGTACGCCTAGACAGTACAAATATGGATAAATACAAGGGAAAGACCGTAAAGATGCGTTTCAGTAGCTTATGCAAAAACGAATGCATCTGCAACAAGTGTGCTGGGGACTTATATTACCTACTAAATACCCCTAACATCGGTACTGCTACTCCTCAGCTAGCTAGTGCTGTAAAGAACGTCATGATGAAGTCCTTTCATGACAGTACAGAGAAATTTACACAGATGAATCCCATGGAGGCGTTTGGTGAATAATAGCTAAAATATGACTTATTGTGAGTATTTCCATGTTATTTTTTAAAAATATATAACATATAGATAAAATAATTTAAAGGAGGTACTCATATTATGGGTCGTAAGTTTAGAAAAATTGAATTAGGTGAAATTATTGGTGACATGTATGTTTATGCTGAGGAACGAGATGTTAAAAATGATCGAAGAATGCTTAAATGTAGATGCCTTAAGTGTAACAGAGAAAAGCTAATATATGAAGGCAATCTTCGGGATAATCCTAATAGTTCAAAACATGAAGTAATTTGTGGATATGGACTTAAGAAATTAGTTGATCCTAAATTCTATGATGTATGGGCACATATGAAAGATAGAATATATAATCCTAATAACAAAGCTTATAGTAGATACGGAGGGAGAGGGTTAACTACAGACTATGATGCTTTTGTAGATTTCCTTGATGATGAATATGCAAAATATCTACAAGCTAAAGCAATGTATCCAGGTTGTAAAATATCACTTGATAGAATTGATAATAATTTAGGATATGTACGAGGCAATCTCAGATGGACCACCCCGACTGTACAAGTAAGAAATTCTACTGTCATTAAAGAATTTTATGCATTATCACCAACTGGTATATTATATCTCTCCAATAATCAAACACAATTTGCATTGCGTCATGGTTTAGAACCTAAACATATTTCGGATTGTCTTAGAGGTGTACAAGTAACAACTGGTGGTGGTTGGAGATTCTGGTTCAAAAACCAGTTGTTTGTATATCAAGAAGATGAAGCTGTAATTAAAGAATTATATTATTAATTTGGAGGGTTACTATAATGAATACTTATATTAGCATGATGAAACAGGCTAAATGCAATGATGAAGCAGTCGCTATTTTAAGAAAGATTAAGACTGATATCAAAGAACCAGAAGAAATGAAAAAGGTTATGAAAGAAACTGAGAATTATTACTTTACGCATTAAAAAGAATTTGCACAAAGAAAGAATATAAAATAATCAAAAACATTGTAGATAGATATATCTGTATACAGAGTATATATGAATAAATAAAAGAGAGTCCTAGAGAATTTCCAAACACAATCTCTAGGACTTTTCTATAAAGAGAAAAGGTTAGGTATTGAATATGAGTTTTAAATATATGCCTTATAGTGATGAACTTGCTAATATGATATTAAATCATAAATCCGATTCCCCTTCTCTACCAGTTATTACAGCAACAGAACGTTATATCGTAAAAGATTATGAGCCTGTAGAAGTTGGATTTGATGTTATATTAAGATTTTTAAAGAAAGGGTATATTTGTATTAGAAAGGCTTGGAATAAAGATAAGTTTTTAAAATTTATAAAAAGCAAAAATACTTTTGAAGTAATTCGTAGATATGGTGTTGCTATTGATTATCTTATGACAGATCAAGATATTTTAGCAAACGATTGGATGATTGCATTTTCAAAAGAAGATAATGAAGGGTTTGATATTATAAATGGACAATGATAATCTGTTAGAAATTTTAAAAAGTAACGGAGACTTAAATGATGTTAATCCTCAGATTCAAAATTTAATGAATCAGAAACAGAATAGTAAAAATATTTTACAGGAGGATACATTTATGGACAATACCAAAGTATCGTTATTTGACAAGTTCAAGAAGAAAAAGAAAGACAGAGACCATCTATTTCTAGTCGAAGATGCTTATATCATTTCTAGATTAATTGATATAGGTGATAAGATGGGCGTACCTTATTATGAAATCAAATATCTAGAAGTTGGTGAAGATGAATATGATGTTGGATTTGGGTCTTCTGATCGAAAGAATCTAATAGAATGGTTTGAAGCAAATTTTGAATTTGTTGATCCTAATAAAGGTATAATTAATGTACTTGACCATTTTGCTGAAACAATTGAACAGTTCTATGAAAAGGAAGAAATCAAACCTAAGAAAAAGAATGTTCTAGTTGGTGAACCAATGACAGCATTAGAAGCTATAAAGCTACTAAAACAAGGTAAGTTAGTTTCAACGAAAAGCTCCCAAAGACGATACAAATTTATCTTTCTTGCAAAGGATGAATCATTGCAATATTTTAAAATGTATTTTGGTGGTAACGCTATCATTTCTTCTACTCCTTATGAATTTAGCACTGCTAATTTACTATCCGATGAGAAGATATGGTATGAGTATGATGATGGTGAAACCTATAACGTAGATATGTTGTAAAGGAGTTATGAATTATGTATTACAATTTTAAAGATTTAGTAGAGATGTTCTTAGTTCCAGGACCAATTGGAAATAATAAAAAACTACATTCATATTTTCTGGATAAGATTATCCCATGTAAATATATAGTTGGGTGTTTTAGAAAGGATTTACCGAAATATCGTATCTCGTTCGGTTCTAAACGTCCAGAATATGCATTGGTTAAATCGAATCGTGACGAAGAATTCTTCATTGTTATCGCATTAGGTAATAATAAATTTCAAATTATGGATAACGACATATTTGAAAGACTATTGAGAAAAGATTATAGGTTTTATAAACATATTATTGTAGGTTTGGATAAGTGTGAATGGAATCTTTCTAATCCACCTATTCTATGGAATATAATTTCTGAAGATGACAAACCAATTGATATCATTGTTAAGTATTGTTTAAGTTTAGAAAATGCATTGACACATTTTCATGAAGGAAAAACTATATTTAGAAAGAGATGGAAAGAAGTAGGTAACAATAAAGAACTTAAAGACGATCCTGAAAATAATTTTCTATTTACACTTGAAGATATTGAAGCTGAAGATTGGTGTGTTAAAATTCAAATAACACAAAAAAGTAATGTTCCTGAACCTAAGTTAGTAGATTTCATTCAGGCTTCTAAATATCTTGAAGATGGAAAGAAAATCTATAGTAATGTGTTGGAAGAATACGGAATAAAATATTTAAAGGTAATTGAGTTGATAGTGACCAAGAAAGCTGATAATGATACCGGTCATGTAGAACGATATATTGGTGCGTATTCGCACGGTGAAATATATAAATGGAATGAACGAGAATTCTTCGAAAAGCATTCTTTAACAGATAAAATTTGGTATACAGAAAACTGATAATTTACTATGTTCCTGAGATAGCATTGTCTATCTCAGGAACTTTGTTTGTATATTATAATAGTGAATAGATAGGATACAGAAATCTGTTATAAAGAAATCGTCCTATCATCGGAGGTTATTATGTTTAATTTGATGGAAGAAAACTTTTATCAAAATATCAAAAGAATGGAGGAAGAAACAAAGAAACGCAAAAAGCAGACAGAACAGATGCAGCAGATGAACAAGGAGATCGATAAGATTTCCACAGAAATCAAAAACACAACCGACAGCAAGAAGATGCTGGAATTGATTCAGCAGCAGATGAACATGATCACTGCTGAAATGAAGGAAATCGTCGGCTAAAAATAACTGGGTTCTCTTATAGCTTATGCTTTAAGAGAGCCTTTTTATTTTTTTGTCAAAACTTTATAATAAAAGATGATAGCTGTTATTTAAGGAGGGTAAAGTCTTAATGAAGCAAGTATATTTAATCCCTATGTCTAGATATGAAGACGAAAATGAAAAAGTAATCAATGACGCTATTTATAGAATTGGTAAGGATTCTTCTGTTACTTGGTTAGCGGATCTTATCAAAGCTTTAGATGATAGTAAGTATATGCTTGTAGCTGATAAAGAAGAAACCGTTGGTAGTGAAACACCAGAGATTGGTGTAAAAGTTATTAGAGGTTCTCAAAATATGCTTAAGACAGAAGAGATTATCAATGAAGAATTAAAGGCTATGGATGAAGATAGTAAGTCCTTTATTTCTATTTGTCATCCTTCTGAATTTATGTATATTATTCTTTTCGAATACAAAGCTGGTACTAATCCAAGAATTAAGATTGTTCCAAATCCAGCAGACACATATATTGGTTCTAGAAAATTAACTGATTTCTTTGAAAGATTGGATAAAGATGATTCTTGGGATTTAGAACCATATGATAGTTTCATGCTAGATGATAAGAACTTAATTATTCTATTTAAATAATGGAGGTAATGTATATGAAAAGTCTTGTTATTAATATTGGTCGTGCTGATGTCACAGAAATTGAAAAGCAAGTTAATGAAAAACTTAAGACGGTAGAAAAGTTTTCTTCTATCAAGATGACTGCTACTAGTTCTAATACTGTTGCAGTGGTTCTATATGATGATTCCACATCTACAGTAACAAAGCCACAGGTTAAGATTGTACCGTTCTCTATTACCGATACAACAGAAGCTGCTAAAGTAATTGATAAAGCTTTGGAAGGTCTAGAAGTTGTAAGTGTAGAACCGACTACAATCATTGATGATAACCGTCTTATTGTTGTATATGATGATAAGGATTCTACGAAAGACACTTCTTCCTCTACTACAGATGAAGAAAAGAAAGATCAATCTCCTAGTGATTCTCACGATGGTGAATAAACAATTGACTCCATACCGTGAATGGTATGGAGTCTATTCTATTGGAAAACTATGGAGGTATACCTTATTTATTAGTTGTATTATAAATACCAGAATATTCAAGAATAGGAGATAATGTAGGTGCTTTTTCAATAAGCTTAGTTTCAACATTCGTTAAGAACTCCTTATCATGTTCATCTGTAAACTCTGCCATGATGATTCCTAGAATATTATTATCATGGTCATATACTGCAATTGCACTAGCTGACCGAATATTATTACCTCTTAACATACCAATTAATACTGGAGAATCGTGTACAATTTCATCTGTTTCATCATTAGAATCTAATACACTCATTTTACCATTCTTATAGATATAAGATATACTATTATCAAACATCTGTAATGGTAAACCAGTATGCGGTTTAATATTCTTCACAACACCAGAATTCTTTTTTACGACTTCACATATACATGAAGTCTTAAAGAACGGTAGTCCATGAGAACTATAAACACCGTTATGAAACACATAAATTGCGGCTCTATCAGCATCAATCGTATCGGATAAATCCTTTAATACTTCTTTCAAACTAGAGTTGATATTTAGAAATACTTGAACTAAATCAGGTTCTTTCTTCGTAGTTTGTTTCGGTTCTTCTTCTTTCTCCTCCTCTTCTTTAGAATTTTTCAAAAGCATATCAACAAGCTCTTGTTGCTGTTCAATAATATGATTATTAGTCTTCTGATTGTTCTTTAAGATATAGGCAACCACTGCTAATAAAATTATTAGAAAAACAGCAATGATAACAGCTGAAGCACCATAAGTATGAATCAAATCAGTATATTCTTTAATTTGTTCTGTATAACTAGATGTTTCAGTAACCATTGTAGTAGTCATACTTACTCCTTTCCGAGTATATCAATACTCATAAGTATTATTAGATTGTTGACAATAAATGAACGAGGGGATAGTTGAACTATCCCCTCAATTTTAATCTGTACTTGTTTTAGGAGCTTCAACACCATCTTTCAAATAGTGTAATGTACCATTTGAATGATCAACAACTTCTTCGTCTATAGATTGTGTGGAGAATAGGTCAGTCTTATCATCAATATAAGATGTATCACTTGTATAGTACTTATCTACAATACTTGCAATTACAGAATTTCTATTGATGAAATCAGGTTCATTAATACTACCCTTTCGATACATAGTCATTGGACCTTTCGCCGTATCGTAATTATAGAATAACTTGTTAAGATTTTCATCAGATAAGTCATTCAATATTTTATCTAACAAAGTACGTTCAGCATAAGACTCTAACTTTGTTAAATCTATTGACCGTACTAATCTCGTATTTCTAAAGATATTTTGATTGGTTGCACTAGTGAATTGATTTCTCGCAGTTTCATTATTATCAGGATGTAAACCATCATTAATATATACTTGTTCAATGATATCTTGTGTATCTAGATGGTTTAATACTTCTAAAATTGCTGCATTGATTTCTGGATTGTATACAGAATAATCTGTTTTAATACTCATAATCGTATCAGATATATCTTCTAGTTCATCTAGTCTAATCTTCTTACCATTTAAAAATACAAAGACAGAATGCTTACTAGAAATACCATATAACGGAGAACGCATTTTAATATAGTTTGTTCGAGCATTACTATTTTCGTATAGTTCATTACCCATTACTCTATATTCATCTTCATTCTTACTCAATTCTATATCACCATTTGTAATATAACGTTCTTTTGTTTTCTCGTCATAATACTCTGTATCTACATGGAATAAGTCGTTAGTAACATAGAAAATATCAATACTATCACCTGTCTTGATTGATACATTGAATACGACACCGACATCTGTGATAGGAGTATTGATAATCGAATGGAGATAATAATATGATTTCGGTAAGAGAAGACCATTCTTAAAGATTAACAAATGAGAATTCTTTAAACAGAACTTAAAGTCATCATCATCTGTCTTATATACATATGTCTTTTCATCTGGTACTTCGTATTCTTTTTTGTTCAGCAAATAGATTGTGCCGGCTTCCATATCTTCTGTAGCAACAAAATGTTTATATCTAAACTGACGCTTAGAAGATAAGTATAGAATATACGGTGTCTTAATATCTCTATCGGTATCATAATTACCATCATCAAAGTCTTCTGTCTTTTGGTCAGAACCCGTATTAATACCAGTACCGATTTTAAATACATCAATCGTAGTACCATAAAAAGCATAGTCACCGATTGTTGTTATATTATCACCGATGATACATTTATGCCCCATAGAACCGCAATTATAAAAAGCATTGTTACTAATCTTAGTAATTGATTTTGGAAATTCTATTGTATCTGGATCAGTTCTCGTACCATCTTTGTATTCAATACCAATTGTATTAAACCCACCACCAGAACAGAATAATTCAGGAATATAAGTAATCTTAGTATCTTCTTTGAAATAGATGTTATTAAGAGAATTACACCCATAGAATGCACCTTCACCAATTTCGGTTACAGACGCAGGAATTACAATATCATTCATTGCTGTACAATTCTGAAAAGCATATTTACCAATTGTCAACAATGTATCAGGAAGAATCAATTTAAACTTACTTACTTGAAGATTAGATAATGCATAATCTTCAATGATAGTTATCTCCTTTAATTCAATAACAGATAATGCGTTTAAACATTTAGCAAGATTTTCTATAAAGGTTTTTCTTACAGTAGAATTAGATTCATCACCGTATATCGTAATCTGAGGGTCATTTCTTGCAACTGTACTAAAATCAGTAAGACCACAATATAACATTTGCATTTGATATCCCTCCTTTCATTAAACTCCGCTACCGTTTTGTGTTTCTTCTGCTTTTACTTTTATATTTCCATCTTTACATTTGATACCACCGCCATTATTTAAGTTCGTAGCATCTCTAATCCATGGTAAAGTCTTTGAAATTTTATTCCACTCTTCCATAGTTCCAGAAAAATCTATTTCACGAACATTCTGTGTTGCAAGAGCCATAAGTCCGATACCAGATATTCCACTAGTACCTCCTCCACCGCCTGGTTTAACATGTACACCACCACCGGTAGTACCATCATTCTTTGGAACTTTACCATCAAATGTCAGGAAATATTCCCCACCACCTTGTTTTGTAACTCTATATAAACCATTTAATTTAGTATCTGTTGTCAAACGAGCATAGAATTTTTTATTTGTATCCATCGTAACAGATTGTTTATATGATAATACATCAAATGCTAATTCATAAGTTGTATTGTCTGTTTTATCAACAGTCCATTTATCATCCTTATTACTTGGCATAATGTTAACAAGCAGTTGAACATTCTCTACATCAAATAAACTTGTGTTACAAGCAATTGCTGGGCTAAAATCTTTATTTTCTGTTATAGATTCATATAGACCTTTATCCATAGGATTACCATACTTATCAGTTCTAATCTTATTAGGAGAATTAGAAGCATATAGAGTAGGAATATTTATAGATAAGTCATCATCAGTTTCACAAATCTTCTTCATTACTAAATTATTTGCATTTAAGAAGAATACAAATTCAAATACATCACTATTTAGTACATAATCAGAATTGAAGTCAACTGAGAAGGCAATATCTGTATACTGAATACTACTATATCTATCATATAATTCTCTATTCTTGAATATCATAACGTAGTTATATTGTTTTCCAATATTCCATCTAGACATTTCTAATTTAGAATTATCAATCACTTCATCAACTTGTGTTGTAATAACAATGTCATCATTATTATAGAACATGAGTAGGTCAGTATCTCTGTTGTATTTCATATCAGTATACAATTGTCTAAAGTTCTTATCTACATCTGTAATAGAATTCGAAGCAGCATTCTTTGTTATTGTAGGATTAGTCTGGTCTTTAAACATCATTTCAAGATAAGTATCTTGAGTGATTTGTATTCTTCTTCCATTCCTAATATAATATAATCCAGAAACTGTTGCTAAACTGCCATAAGATTTACTTAAAACAACTTGCAGTTTCACATTGTCAAATAGTACTTTCTGGTTACTATTCTTTATAAATGTCATAATCTTATACCCGTCTAGAGTACAATATTTTTTATAAGGATGCTGTGATTGTAGTTGCTTTAATTCAGCACCAGTTTTACTGAAAGAAACAATACTACGTTTAATAGACTGCTCTAGTTTATCAGCATCATATCCTACAATATAATTTAAACCATTCTTAAGATTTTCTTCATATGTTTGATTGAAGTCGTATGTAAAGTTAAATACCTCATCTAATAAATGCATACTGTCTAATGTATATTCTTTTTCATCTAGACTCCAATAGAACATTTCTGGAAGATTACGTCTTAATCCCCATTCAGACTGAAGTCTATGAGGCTTATTATCTTTATCATAGTATCCATAATTGTAATAGAATCTAGGGTCATAGATATAATCATAGCCTGAAGTAGGTGGTTCTGTTGTAGAAGTTGTGATAACATCTTCTCTTGTTCCATCTATTTCTTCCGGAATAATAAAGTCAGCAGAATAGTTCATCTTTATAATAGAATCCAAAACCATGTTAGGATCATACTTAAATACATTCTTTGCAATTGCATTTAAGATATTAGCAGTCTTTCTATAACGATAATTCAATACGACTGGATACTTGTTAAGATTTATCAAGTAATCGTTGTCAAAATAATAGATGAATTCATCAATTGGTGTAGCACCTTCTTCAACGTTATTAAGATATACCAACTCAAATCGTAGTTTTAAACTATCGTATGTTAAATCAGTATACTCTTGTTCTAATCCGAACTCTTTCATGATTGGTGTATATGGAATTAATTTTCCTTTTGTATCACCCTCATAATTAATAAAAGCATCATTTGGTTGAGTCTTGTCATCTCTGATTTCATTATCAATTGGAATAAGAATATCAGGAATTGTTGCGTTGGTTGTATTCAAAATATTTGATAAATAATCTTTATATTTTGGATTTACAGTTCCATCTTCTTGATAGAAATCTTTCTGGTTAAGTTTCTCCATAAACATACTATCTTCATTAACAGGAACAGCGATAAATCCACCATTCATATAATTCAGTACACTATGTTCATCTGTTTCATTAATATTGATAACTAGCTTATATCTATCATTATCAATATTACCAGTATTATGGAATGTAATTACAATCGAAGTAAATCCATCTTTCGTATCAGAATACATATCTATTAGAACAACTTGGTTAGTTACTGTATCATATACAGCAGTTGCTGTTACATTTCCTTTTACAACTTCTCGCCAAATGCAAGTATCATCTTTTTCAACAATTGTAGGACAACCTTTGATAATATCAGCATAATACAATGTTACTTTATAAAGTCCTTCTTGGATATTCTGACTATCTTTATTCATTGTAATGATAATATTATTCTTTGATTCATCATAATTGACATCGGCTAATACTTGTTCACCTGTAGCAATTTCAACAATTTTTACAGCCGGACATTGCTTTTGTTTATCATCTACTGAAATAACCCATACACAATTACCGTCTTTATTTGCAATCAGTTTAGGATTTATCTGTGTCTTGTATTTACTAGAATCAGCTTTAATACCAGATACATTAATTTTTCTAAACTCATCAAAAGATACTTTTGTATCAGAGTTCAATTCTCTTAATGTATTATAAATCATAAAGCATTCATATGGAGTTACATAGTTATACTTATACCCATACATTGTTCCATTTGTAGCGATGTAAGTACCAATGTCTTTCTTTGCTAGAATGTAAATTTCATTTAGATAAGTTTCTATATTTGCAGTAACATCCTTTCGATACTTTTCATATTCATCTGCTAACTTATCATGATTCTTAATTCTTAATATATTGTCTTGGTCATATAATACCTTTGTATTATAGAATACTTTGAAGATTCTAGGATTGTTAAACAATCTCTTGAATCGAATATCCATAATATTAAACGGATGCCAAGTTATCGTAAAGTCATCATTCTTCAAAGTTCCTCTACCAGTTTGATCATTTGGTTCATATCGATTCAATTCAAATCCTAAAAAATTAAACTGTTTTAACTTACATCTATAATCATTATCACAGAACTGTCTAAAAGACTTTGTATAGTTAATACCAGCATCTTTTAGAGTTGATTCATCACCATCATATAGCGTAAATTCCATAAACCGAATATTATCATCAAGACAAATAATCTTGTCATAGTTATATCCTGTAGAATTAGAATATAAATCTGTGAGATGTGTGAATTTTGTTGTAAGAGTTGGTTTGTCAATCGTAAAGATAATCTGTTTGTTTATCCTACCATCTGTGATATACTTATCGTATTCAATTGTATTAGCATCTACGGAACCAATCAGATATGCTACTTTAAATGGAATATGGATATAGTCTAAGTATATATCTTTATCATCATCTAAGAAAGAGGCACCAGTTCTAGATGGATTCGACACGATAATAAATGTATCAATACTATCTACAGAAATCAATATCTTATTCCAACTAATAGACAGTCCATTTAAAAAAATTAATGCAGCGTTTACCCATCCAAGATTATATAAGTTATATAAACTGCTAGGAATCAAAGTATCAATATCCTGGCCACTGAGAAGTTTACAATCGAAATCATCAATTGTTTCTACTTTCTTTTCGTTTCCATCTTTATCAATTACAGTACAACTTTCCCCAGAAGATTTAATATCTTCTACAATTGCTCTGGCAATTTGCTCATAAGAATATGTAGCAGAATTTAAATCTCTTACTTTAGAATAGTATTTTCCTTTATAATAATCAAAGAAAGTTCTCAGAATAACTTGTTTGAAAGAAACATCATTATCCTCATCTTCTTTAAGACTCATAAGATGGATTGTTCTATCATAGATTAATCTTCTATGACGATCATCAATGAACTTAACCTTATTTGTTCTGAAAACAAATTCTTTAACTGCACCGCCAGTTAAAGGGGATTTATATCCGATTGGTGACAAATGGTCTTGAAAAAAATAAGTAAATGACTTTACTTTCTTTTGAATAATTTCTCCATCATCAGATTCCGTGGTATCGTATTCAAATGGTTGAAATGACATACCTGGAATCTCAACTGGAACTAAACAAGATTCTAATGCCTCATAAGTACTTTCTGTTTTCTTACGAAGTTCTTCTACTTTATTTCTATAATCAGCATAATATGCTGTATCGAAATCACTCACAGGTTCATTGTTATTATACATATATTGAGTGTCGATAGCATAGTAATCAGAATTTCGAACATCATCAACTTTCTCAATATATCCATATTTAGTATTTGTTTCATTAATTGGATTCGATACAACTTTTCCTTGTATATCTTCCATATATTTACTCATACTAACGTCCCACCTTTAGCAATAACATTCTTTGTATAACTTACTAAAGTATTACCTACCACCTTTTCAATTGTTTTTTGGTTGTTGATATATGCACCACAATATGCATCTGTTAACATAGCAGACAATGCTGGATAATATTCAATAGCGAATACAGTATTAGAACCGTATAAGTACATCCATTTATCAATCACATTATCTACTTTCAATGCAGGAACTTTAATCAAGTCAGCAAGCTTTTCTACAAAAGATTTAATCGATTCAAAATCCTTTTCATCACACTGAGCCATAATCATTTCCTGTTCTCTTTCAGAGAGATTTGTAATTCTACCAGCGATATGTTGATAGTTATTATTGAACTCCTTCTGAATGATATTCTCTGTAAAGTACATACAAGATAAGAATTGACACTTAGATTTAGAAGAAGGAATTACAGAAATCTTCGCAAGATAGTCAATTATATGTGTAAATAAATTACAGAAAGCTTCCATTGTATCACTAATCAATTGTGTAGAAAGGATTTGGTTTTCAGCCTTGTGATAAATCATTGTAGTCATAGCATTTACAATATGAGAAACTAGAATATCAATACTTCTACATTTGTAACTACCGTCCTTATCCATTATAATAAGTCCTGTACAATCAATGAAAATCTTATAGTCTGTATTAGATTTGAACTTAGGGTCTCTTGCACAGATAACTCTGAACTGTGTATTCAACGGTGTAGTATCGGATATACACAGAATTACATTCTTAGACATCAAAACCTTAAGAAGACAACTATCAATCTGTCTCTTCTTAAACTCATACTTAATATCCTCAAACTTATCAGTATCTTTATCAATACGATTCGCATTTACTAAGAATCTAAAAATATTCTCTTCATATGGAAATTTCGTATAGATAAAAGTATTGTTATAATTTTTAGCCATAACGATTCCTCCTTTATAGTCATTTATAATAAAGTTCGAGCTATACGACAAAAAAGAAACTGCCCATCTAACGACAGACAGTATTCTTTTTATCGGTTTTAAAGGAAAACTATTAATATTCAGTTTCCTTAAGGCAACCCTTGATTGCCTCTTCAAAACTTACGAAATCAGACTCAGGTCTGTTTTCGTGTTCATCACAAATAACGTTGACATACAATTCAACACCATTTACGATAATTTCGCCAGTATATCTAACCATAAATACACTAGCGTTGATAAAATCAGCACCGAATCCTTCCTTGACATTATACATAGTTGGATAGGATCCGGTAGGGCAGTTATTGTTCCAAATGGTAATATACTTACCCTTTAACCCCTCCTTTCCAAACATGTTCTCGAGTTTGATTCTCGAGATTGCAACAGCGTCCAAATCAACGTTGTTGATGAGCACAACTGTGCTCTTGTCATTAATTAACATAATGACACTCCTCCTTAATGATGATTCTGTAATCCTCGACAGTGCAGAATAATATTCAACTACTATTCACTATTATATTATACAATTCAAATATTTTAGAAAAACAAAATGGGTTGGAACTGAATCCAACCCATCTTAATTATGCACTCCAATCATGTTTCTTAAAGTTTGCAATTTTTCCAAGCATCATACAAACACATCTATCTCGTAAAGTAACGTATTGCTGTTTTGTTAAATTATACTTCGAACGAAATAAATCTGTTCCCATGGATAACCATTCTTGATAAATTTCATATGCTCGTTCTTTTGTAGACGGATTCATCAATGAAGGTTTATTTGCATTTTCAGCCATTAGTTCTTCATATGTAACCTGTTTAACTTCTGAGAACAAATCGACCGAAGGATCATACATATTATTCACAAATATCGTTTGACCATTCGCATAGCTATTTGCCGTGATTGTATTTAACTGATTGAAGATAGGAGCATTTGGAAATTTCTCTTTAAATATCTTAACAATCGTGTTAATAGATGTAGCATTAGCAACGTTTTGTAGTGTATGCAATGCTACAGCTGCATCTACAATTTCTTGAGAAGCATGTCCTAACTTATATTTCAATTGATATACATTGATCGTAAATATCTGAGACACATCAATGTAATTAGAGTTTGTGTCACTTTTAATGCCAGGGACTTTAATTACTCTCCCAGAAGTAATAGATTCTTGATCAAGTGAACCAGCTTTCGTAGAGAACGGTAATACCTTTACAATATCAGCATTATGTACATCATCAGAAATAATTAAAACCGGTCTATTCGGTTTTGCTATTATATGGTCATTTTCCTCGATATCAGACATAGGTTTGAATAATCCTTCACAGATAAATATATCACCTCGATGAGCAAATACTCTGTTATAGTCTATACCTGATTCGAACAGTAAGTAGTTATCCATATAATACACCTCCTTTATAAAAAAGTTAATCTGAAGTTAAATATAAAAAAATAACAGAGTGGGAAAATCCACTCTGTTATTCGTTACATCACAACTGTATTACAGGACATTTAGAAATTTACTTAGAAATTTCTGTTACTAGTTCATCGTAAATCTCACAGCTAAATTTTCTTGCAACACCGCTTACCAAACCACTTTTAACACTACCGCTAGTATCTACTTTATAGCCAGGTTTACGGTTTCTAACTCCTAAGACTCTAGTAAATTTCATCTTTCTAAGAAGATCATTTATTCTTGTAATTCTTCCAACTGATCTAAATCCCATTGCATCTGCAATTTCAGTAAGAGTCATTCCAGAAGATTTCTTTACAAGTCTTTCAAGAATTTCTTTATTTGGCAAAGTCGAACGATCACAGATCTCTCTAACGTGTTTTGCGTAGAAATCCCAGGAATCATCATCACCGGAAGGTACAATTCTAACCTTCATATTGATATCTCGCTTTAATGAATCAGATTCTTTATTTTCATCTTCTGAAGATTCAATGCCAAGCTGTGCTTTCAGATACTGAATCATATCGTCTGAAGCTCCAGAAAGAAATTCTTTTACGGAGTTCATTTCTTCTTGTTTCTTCTTTGCTTCTTCCTCAGCAGCCTTACGAGCTTCTTCTTTTCTTCTTTTTTCAGCTGCTTCCTTCCGCTTCTGAATTTCAAGAACAAATTCTGAAGATTTAGAAGAGATATCTTCAGAGATCTTCTGCATCTGCTTTTTGAGAATGCTCATTTCTTCTCTTTTGTTCTGAATATACCGAGTAACATAACCAACATACTCAGTAACTTCAGATTCAGTCAAACCTGTTTGACCAATTGCCATACTCATGAAGCTGTTAAAAAGATTCTCATCAATCGGTGCCACAGTCTGATTTGTTTGCGGCTTTTCTTCCGGTTCCTTTACCTGATTAATCTGTGGCATTGCAGTGAGTTTATCTTTCACAGTATAATACAGATCCTTATTTCTATTTAAGAGAAATTGACTGAAAAGATTATTGATTGCATCGCAATAATACTTATCAGTACGAAATACCTGAATCATCATATGATTCACTACTGCCATCGGAAGTTCCTTTATGTCATTCATGAAAATGTGATAATAACCGTGATTGTAATAGAAGAAAGCTTTTTCCATTCTAGCTTCCTTTTTCTTTTTTGGAATGTTCGGTTTTTTAACCGTTCCAAAAAGAACACAATCAGGGGCAACCTTCATCAGTATGCCTTCTCCGAGTTCAGCAGAATAACCCAAATACAAAACATCGTTCTTGATGTTTTTCGGGTTAACCATAATAGCCAGTGCGTTTGCGAAAATGCCTGTGGTCGTTGTGTTTCTGTTTGCTGTTGTATTCATGATGAATACCCTCCTGTAATTTTAAAATTCTCCGTAATTCCGTACGGGTCGGAAATAACATTTCTGCTATTCACTATAATGATATATAACTATGTTTTTTTTTAATTTACTAAAAAACTTTCCTATAAATTATATAAATCGGAGGGTGATTGAATGCAATACTATAACAGGACGTTAGTTGAGATTCATACAGCAGATATTCATTTTGGGGCGATGGACCCCAAACTACAGTATGATATATTAATGGAACAAATGATAAATGAAGTTAGAAAGATTCATTTCGATGCATTCTTTATTAATGGGGATTTATTCCATCATAAGTTTATGTCGAATTCAGACGTTATTATGTATGCTTTGTTATTTGTAGATGAGATTGTAAAACTCTGTATTCAAAATAATGCTACACTTGTATTATTACATGGTACTTTCTCTCATGATGCAGACCAACTGAAACTATTCTACCGATATATAAACTCTGGAGTGGATATAAGAATTATAGAGAATATGCAATTCCAAGACATCAAAGGAACAAAGGTTTTGTGCATTCCAGAAGAATATAACAAAGGTAGAGACTATTATGAGCAATTATTATATTATACCCAAGATTATGATATGGCTGTTCTTCATGGAAATATCAAAGGTGCAATCTATGGTCTAGATAAAGAGGATTTAGATACTGTTAAAAGCCCAGTATTTGATATCAATAGCTTTGCTCGTTGTAATGGTCCTATCTTATGTGGACATGTTCATGTACAAGGATGTTATCAGAACCATATTTATTATTCTGGTAGCCCATTAAGATGGAGATTTGGAGAAGAACAAGAAAAGGGTTTTCTTATCTGTTTATACGATGTACCGACCCATCAATATTCTGTACAATTTCAACCAATCAAATCTTTTCGATATGATACAGTAAACTTAGACAATATGGTAGATTGTGATGTAAAGGAGATCATAAACTACATCATTCAACTAAAGAATTCTGGTATTGATTATTTAAAGATAAGATTTCGAAATGCTACAACTTCAACAGATGCAGTTAAACAATACTTCAGCACAAAAGGTCAGAATATAATCATTGATGTACAAGATTCCGGTTTTATTGAATCGATGAAAGAAAATCAAAAGACAAATGATAAGTTTGCTCAGTATGATTATATCTTCGACAATAACTTATCTGAATATGAAATCTTTACTAAGTATGTAAACCAGAATAAAGGAAAAGAGTTTATAACATCAGACGAACTGATAAAAATACTATCAGAAACTTTATAATAATTTAAAGGATTAATTTCATAAAACTGTGCTTCTTTTCTTAACATCTTGACGACTTTTTTTCTTTCATCAAGAGGTATATTATGAAAGTAGTCTGATAATACGTTTTTGTGTCTTGATGGTAAAACATCAATAATCATTTTAGTTTCAAAATCTAAAAGTATGCAGATATATTTGTTTTTGTCATCAGTTGGAACATAGACTTCATCTATTGAAATAACAGATGGTAATGGAAGCCTTGGTGTATTAATGTATCTGTCAAATATGTTGATGACTGTATTAGTGGATAAATGATATCTTTCACCGATGCTTTTAAATGTTTCAAAAGGCTTTTTTAAATCCTGCAGAACACTATAAACGGTAGCTGACGAGATCCTTTCAGTTCCAAAGGTAAAAGGATTGGATTCATAAAAAGTCTTGTTACAAGTTGGACATTTGTAACGTCGGGCATGATAGTCAATGAAGCAGGGTGATGTTGAAACAACAGAATGTTTTATTTTCTTATCTATGTAGTTGACAACTCTTGTTGTTTTGGTTTGACAAACAGGGCAGCATTGTTCTTTGTTTATGAGTTTAATGGTAATATGGATGCCATCTTTTCTATGAAAGATATCGTAGTGTTCAACGATACTGTCATCAATACCGAATATTTTTAATACATCACTATTTGGATTGTTGGGCACAATGATAGTGTTATGTTTCATAGAAATCACTCACAATATATAAAGTTTTGTTCAAATTCATTTCAAAATCATCTCCTTTTGTTTATCTTTACTTAAATGATAATGAAAATAGTTGAAAAAACGATAAAAGTTATGTTGGAAGAAAAATGAGCGAATGATTTCTTCGATTTATTTGACAGTATGAATGGTAATTTTTTTCAATGTTATGATATTTCTCTGACAGAAAAACTCTGTGGAAATTATCCACAGGAAAATCGTGATCATCAAGGCAACAGATGATTTGAGAGAATGTAAGAGTAGAAAAAGGAATCATATCTTCAATAAGCAAGGCATGAGTCTTACCGCATGCAGCACAGATAATACGTTGAATGGAAACTTTGATTTTTCTTCCAAGAAAATCATAGTATCGAGAATAGGAAGAATGCATATGCCAGTTATGACTGCTACAGGTACATTCAATAGAAGATAAAGAAAATGAAGAAATGAGATCAGAATATAGTTTTCTGAATTTGATAAGTGCATCAAAATCATTTTTAGCTTTGGAAGTATTGAGTTTTATAGAGTAATCAGTTATTATAATCATGTCTTTTGACAGAGGATGATAAATGACGTTTGGCGATGTTGGGTATCATCCTTTTTACTTTCTATATATTTAGATAATTATGACATGATATCAAAGTAATATAAAGTAAAAAAGCAGACCTCATAAATTAATAAAGGTCTGTTTTTAGTTTTAACTATTAACGCCACAAGATTTTGAAAAGCAGTTTCAAATATCATGGCTTAAAATAAAACCAATAAATAAGAAAACTAATATAAAAAATAGCCTTTTCATCTAAACCTCCTAAAAAAACGTGAAGATAATACAAGTGGTATACCCAACGAAAAAAATAAAATAATATAAATGCAAACTAAAATATTCATAAAGTCGAGACGATAAAGAACATTAGAAGTATAAGTATTGTAAGTATCACAAACAGTATAATCACTATAACTAGCTGTTGTCTGTTTAATCATATAATCCTGATTAAAATAAATATCATAATT